CGGATGCATATACGACCGGACTTCGTCTGGGCCAGTGTGGGGGTCAATATTTCGACGGCTCCCTTGACGAGTTCGCAATCTTCGACGGCGAGCTGACCCCCGCCCAAATCCTCCAGATATACAACGGCGGCAAACCTGCCGACCTGAAGGAGTTCAGCCCAGAGAGCTGGTACAGAATGGGCGACGACGATGACGCTGGCGGAACCACGATTCGAGATCTTGGGGTGGTATCCACTACTGAGCTTGTTACTAACGGAAAATTTAGCGCAGACACGGACTGGACCGATTACGATAATGGGACATCCGGTGGGTCAACAGTCATCACTGGTGGGCAACTTAAAATCACGCAGGGGTCTAACTCTGTGTGGATGGGTGCCTCCCAAACCTTTAGCATCGTCAGTGGTGCGAGTTACCGTATCAAAGGGAGATACACGGGTGGGAGCGGCCACGGTAAGATTTATGTTGGTTCCTCTCAAGGAGCCACGACCTATTTTGATTCAGGCACTTTAGCTGGGAACGCTGCTGGAGGTAACGCCCACGACCTTGTCTTCATCGCGAGCGCAACCGGAACGGCCCACCTCACTCTCATTGATGGGCAAGCCGCGACGAATATTGGCTATTGGGACGATGTCTCCGTGAAGCAGGACGACTTGGTTCTCAACGGAACGATGGAGCTTGACGATAATTGGAACGACTTTTACTCCCCCGCCACCAACGAACGCAGCACCGAGCAGGTATATTCTGGGACGTATTCAAGGAAGTGCATTGGTAACTCAGGCGCAGACGGACTCAAAAGCGATACGCTTACAGTAACCGCTGGGGAAATGTATGAGGTGAGCGTCCGCTATTATTTTGCTGACAACAGCGCCAATGGGATTCTGTTCCGCCTCCAAAATGGAGACGGCACCGATATTGACGCCTCGCATCATACAGATGTAACAGGCTCTTGGAAGCATTTGACCTTCTACACCACAGCAACCATAACTGGCTCTGATAGCTTCTTCAAGGTCTGGCAAAATGGTGTCGGCGCTGTGACGTTCTACATCGACAACGTCTCCGTGAAACAAATCAACGGCAACCCCGGCACCCTTGTAAATACCCCCACATTCTCAACCGATATCCCATAAATCATGGACAGAAAATACGTAATCCTCGACGACTCAGATGTCGTCAACGTGGACTTCAACGAGGTGCTTGAAACCTCAGAGAACACCCTGCGTTGGTCAGTGGACGGCTCCCAGACGTTCGTGAAATTCATTGGCTCTACGCCCTCGTTTCTTGTGGGCAAAGACCAACTGAATCACGAGCAGATTATGGAGGTGCTCTCTGGAGAAGCGTGGACCGCCCCGAATGATCCCGAATAGATATGCCTAAAGAACCCTATCGCCAGTTTCGAGTGGACCCAGCAGCCTATACGGCGCTGACGGCCTATGTGGACAGTTCGCGTGGCTACCCCAACGAAACCACGGAGCGGGGCTTGCAGCTTTTTGAGGACTTGGTTCACGACGAGGACGGATGGGGACTCATCGCCATTGACACATGGAGATTCACTGAGGACGAGGACGAGGCTGTCATCGCAGCCGCTATCGAGGCCGGAACCGTAGAGGAGCTGGACAGGGAGACCTACCTCGCCAAGAAGGACGCCATCCTGCATCCCCCGGAACCAGAGCCAGAAGACGACGACCCGCTCCCGTTCCCCCCTTTTGATTAAAAGTTATGAAAAAGAGCGACAACAGTATTAAGCGCGACATGGTGTTCGCGGTATTTGGTATTGGCCTCTTTCTGGCCTCCTTGGTTGGGGCCGGGTGGGTGGACAGGGCCTTTGGGCTGACCGAGGCGTTTAGCTTGGTTGATGTGGCCTCAGCTATCACAAGGGTATTTGTTGCAAGCGCATTATCGTTTGCTCTGCTTCGCGTGGCCTTCAGAAACACGCTAGGGAAAGACTTCGGCGCAGCTTTTGATGCGGGGTGGATTGCAATGGAAACCACCACCAAGACGAAGTGCATCATTGTTGCTGTTTTGGTGTTCTTTGCAACTATCATGCTGTCGAGCGCGAGCGCGAACATGGCAAGCCTCCCGGCGAGCAAGACCCCCACCCTTAAAGGGTTGCCCCTCCCAGTGAGCTACGAGGCCAGAGACATGATTGTGAATTTTGAAGTAGGGGGGAAGAGCTACTACCAGAGGCGACTCAACAAACCAACGTGGCCCGGGGGAGCATCCGGGGTGACGGTTGGGTTTGGTTATGACCTTGGCTACAACACGGCACAGCAAATAGAAAAGGACTGGGGACAGGTCGTTAGCAAGGAAGAGCTAAGGGCCCTGAAGAACTGCTCGGGGAAAAAGGGGTCTGCCGGGAAGTATGCTTTATCCGCAGCCAAATACAGGGTGCATGTCACTTGGGAGGAGGCGCAAAAGGTGTTTGACGACTCTACCCTGCCACGGTTCACGGCCCTCACCAAGAGGGCCTTTCTTCTTTCTGAGGACAGGTTGCATCCTGATTGCAACGGAGCCTTGGTCTCGTTGGTTTTCAACAGGGGCTCAAGCATGAGCGGATCTCGCAGAACAGAAATGCGCAACATCCGTGATCACATAGCGACGGGATATGCGGGGCGAGTCCCCAGAGAAATTACCGCAATGAAGCGCCTGTGGGTTGGCAAGGGCCTCCCCGGGCTTCTCACAAGAAGAAACGCTGAAGCCAGATTGTTCTCAGGTGGCCTCAGCGCGAAGAAATAGAACACATAATTATGGAAGAAAGCACAGATGACCAACTTAGGGAGAGAGTCGAGAAGGCCCTCGAAAAAAACCCGGAATACCGAAACGGGCAAATTGCGCACAACCTCAATACGAGAGTTGGGATTGTTGAGCAAATAAGGGGAGACTTGGGGATTGGCGATCCTTCCCCCCGGAGGGGCCCAAAGGGGAGATCCATTGACTCCTTTCGCGCTAAGTATGACGTAGACCTCATCATCGAAAAAAAGGTTGGGGAGCTGCTCAATGAGGAGCGGGAGGAGTATTTCGATGACCATGATTTCCGGGAGCTATGCCGCCTGCCGACACAAAGCTGGAGGAGGCATGCCGATTCCCCAAAGTTTGCAGCCTATCGGCTAAAAAAGGGTGACCTTAATGTATGGGGCCCCGCTCACATTATTGAGCAGATGAAGAAAATTCTCGGGATAATCTGATGTTATGGACAAGGGCAAAACATTGGATGAGTTCGCTCGGGGACACGCGGGGCAGATCCTCTCGTTAAGAGACCAGCTAGAGGCCCTTGCTAGCGAGAGAGCGGTCCAGAGGATTGAGATAGGGGAGAAGGCCCCCGCGTTTAAGTTTGGCACCCTGAGTTGCACACACTTTGGCTCCATCTATGAGGAGATCGCCATGACAAGGGCCATCTACGAGTGGTTTGATCAGGAGGGCATCTCCACCGTATACCATTGCGGCGACATGACGGAGGGGGTCCAGATGAGGAAGGGGCATGAGCACGAAGTCCACAGGCATGGCGCTGACTCTCAAGTGGACTGGGTCGTGGAGCATTATCCATACATCAAGGGGATCACCACTCACCTGATCTCAGGAAACCACGATGAGGCCCACATGAAGAATGGCGGGACTGACGTTTGCGCCAGAATCGGGGAAAGGAGAGATGACATCAATTACCTTGGGTCGGACGCGGCCAGATGGGTTGTTGCAAGGACCGGAGAGAAGGACATCCGCATTGACATGCTCCACCCCGGCGGGGGCAGCAGTTACGCGCTCAGCTATAAGCCTCAAAAAATAATCGAACAGATTGAGTCGGGTCAGAAGCCTGACGTTTTACTCATCGGGCATTTCCACAAAGCCCTGACCCTCCCGGCCTACAGGGGCGTAGCCGCCGTGATGGCTGGTTGCACCCAGAGGCAGAGTCAGTTTATGATGCGCAATGGCCTAGCGGCCCACACAGGGGCCCATATCATTGAGTGCAGGGTTATGGAGGGGCAAGTGGTGTTCTTGTCTTGCTGGAGAGGGTTCACCCCCCAAAAGGCAGACCCCCCCGTGTTCAAAGAGCCTTGAAAATTTATGCAACTTTTCCCTCCTGATGCTTACAGACTTTTCCACCCTCATTACCACCGTGGCTTCTATCATCTCGGGCCTCGGAGTCGTGTGGTCTTGTTCTACAAGGGGCAGAAATTGGTGGAAAGGCTGGTGGCAGCACAAAAAAGCCAAAAAGGCGATGCCCCGGATTCTGGGGGAGATAAAGGATCAGGTGTCTGAGATGCAAAAGGAATTGCAAACCAATGGGGGGAGCAGCATCAAGGACGAGGTCAGGCTATTGGTGAGTGAGAGGCTGATGGAGCTGCAAGAGGCTCCGTTCCCCGCGTTCAGGTGCGCTTCTGGCGGGGACATTGTATTTTCCAACCGCGCATACGAAATGCTTGTCGGAGCGGACGACCACTCCTTGTACGGTCTGGGCTGGCGGTCATATTTGTTTGATGAGGAGCAGGGGGATAATTATTACCGGAGATGGATTGAGGTCGCGAAAACCGGATCTCATTTCACAGGTCTTCTCAAATTCAAAAACGCCAGAGGGAGTTATCGGGGCGAGTGGACGGTGAGAGTGGTTCCTCTGGGCCCATACAAGGATCACGATCAGGTGTGGGGAGGCAGATTTTTCCCGTTTGATGACAAGGCAATAGAAGTTGCAAACAAATACAAGTGGCACCTTCACCAACAATTCCACAAATGAGCAACCCCGCAGAAGAGATTCAGATTAATCTGACCGACGAGGAGGCCGACGAGATTATCCGGGCCGCTTGCAACCAAAACGAAGACGCTTGGGTGGAGCAGTTTGGGAAGATCCTCAAGAAAGACGGCAAGATCGAGCCGCCCGTCCTCAACCACCTTCAGTCGCAAGTGTGCGATGCCGTCAGGTGGTGCAGGGAGAACAAGAAGCCATGTCGGATAATCATCCTGAAGCCGCGCCAGAAGGGGTCGTCAACTATCACCACGGCGGCGCTATACCATGCATTGCAACGCCGCCAATCCAATGGGCTGATTATCGGCGGTGAGTTCAGCCAGACTGACAACTTGTGGAAGATCACAAAAAGGTATGCGGATTACGACAAGATGGTGTGGAGCCATGAGAGGCCGCGCATTACCAACGACAGCGGGACATTTGGCAACGGGTCAACGCTAACCAAGGAGACGGCTCAGGACTCCGAGGCTGGACGATCCGGGACGTTCCATTTCGTTCTTGCAACAGAGATAGGCCGCTGGAAAGACACTCCCGCCAGAGACAGCTCGGAGATTCTGACCGGGGTCATGGCGTGTGTGCCTGACCTTCCCGATACTGTTGTGGTTCTGGAGTCCACCGCTCAGGGCCCTGCGGGGGTGTTCTTTGATCGCTGGAACGAGGCTGACGACTGGGAGCATGTGAGGGCCACGGGCCCCAGCTGGAGCGGTCGCTGGATTCGCATATTTGCTCCGTGGTATGCGTTTAATGACGCCAAGGACTCCCTGACCGGGATTACAACAGAAGAGGTTAGGAGATCCCTGTCGGCCACGGAGAAGGAGCTGATGGCCAACTACAAGGTTTACGACAAGACTGGTCGGAGGTGGGAGGTATCCCTGAACAATATTTCGTGGAGACGAAAGATACTGGAGAGCGAGTGCGACGGGGATGAGGTTAAGTTTGACCGGGAATTCCCCACCACTCCACAACACGCCTTCAGGGCCTCTGCTAGAAACAGGTTTGGCCGGGACGGGCTGGAGTGGCAAAGGAAAAAGGCAACTGTGGCGCAGACCGAGATGAGGCCCGGGACGCTGGAGCTGGCGCAGAACGAAAGGTTCGTCACATGGCAGCAGACTGCACCGGAAAGCGCCATAGCGCACATTTACGAGCCTCCCCGGGACGGATATTGTTATCTTGTCAGCGCGGACCTGATGACAGGACAGTCACAGGTAGGAGGAAGAGACCCTGACTGCCACTCGGTTCTGCTTTGGAGGAAGGGGTATTTTGACAGGGACAGGGGCTGGCTCCCCACTGTTCTGGCTGCTCGCCTGATCCCGGGATGCAGATGGGATGTGGACGTTCTGGCAGAGTGGACATGGAGACTTGCAATGTATTATGGCAAGTGCCTTGTGGTCCCTGAGATAAATTGTGACAGGGGGTTTGTTGAGTTGTTGAGGGCAAAGGGGAATGTCCCCATTTATCAGAGGGAAATTTTCAATCATGTTAACCAGAAGCGGTCCAAGGCCTTCGGGTGGCACACCACCAGCGCCACGCGGTTGCAAATCGAGGAAACAGTGGCGAGGGCCATTAGGAGGTATGATGAGGACGGCGGGGGCGTTCATTTGAACTGCTTGAACCTTGTCAGGGAGTGCGAGACGTTTTGTGTGAATACCAAGGGCAGGGCTGAGGCGCTCCCCGGGGCCCACGATGACGATGTGATCAGCGCGGGGATCGGCCTTTGCTGTATTGAGCAAGCCACGCGCTACAGAAACAGGATAGAGGACATCCCCCTCCCAAGGGATTTAAGGAAATACGAGGCCGCTAGGGGAGGCGGCAGGAGAATCGGACATTTAGGGAGACGGGGATTTTACTAGGATTGCAATTCTGCTAGACTAAAACAGTGCCCAGAAACCCCAAAAGCCTCAAAATTGGAGAGGGATACACTGTTTGGTTCCTCGATCATGTGGAGGACGGGGACAGGGCCATGCTTTTCAGGCTCCGGGGGACACTGATGAAGGACAACAAGACCGAGATTGTTCTGGCCCCGTGGGACTACGCAGACCCCAAAGACGCCACTCCCTTCTCTGAGAAGGATTTCAATAGGAAAATTTTCACTATCATCCGGTCGGCCATCAAAAAGATCCGCAAGCTCCCCCCGGGGTATTGATGTTGCAATTTGCAACTTTTCTTAATAATCTACACATTATGCCAAAGGTTGGAAAAAAGAACAGGGCCACTAAAACGGTGAACGATGTCACCGAGAAATTTGGCAGCACGGGGGTGGAGTCCAAATGGTCTGGTGGGGAAAAAGAAAAAGCCGCCGCCAAGGAAGCCGCCGCTGAGGGCGCGGAAGAGGGCTTGGATGCTATCACCAAGAAATTTGGCAGCACGGGGGTAGAGAGGCGCTTGATGAGGAAGCGTCGCAGGGTAGGCACCCCGAAGCAGGAGACACAAAGAAAGAAGTCTGCCGACTACCCCAATCCCCCAGTGGTTAACACGGGCCCCAGAGCCAAGACCCCTGCCACCA